AATTAAATAACCCCCCAACACTAATGGTTCAAAAAATAATTTTACCCAATCTTTAGTAAATTCTTTATTGTTTATCATAACTAAATTATTGTATTTTATTAAATTCTATCATTAATTCCTCAATTGTAAAAAACAGTGTTTCATTTATCATCATTTTCCAATACATTTTTACTTTAGGATTATACTTATACCCATTATTGTGCAACCAATTAAAATAACCAATTGTAAATTTTGTTGTCTCTTCCTTCTCCATTTCTTTGGCTTGTTCTTTTAATTGCTTTAACCTTTGATTTTTTTCATCTTTTGATATATGTTCAGCCCAATAATCATAATGTAAAATTTCCATTTGTTCTGCCAACCACTCCACTGCCGTCTGTTGTTTATTGTTTGTCATTGCTCATCTCCTCCGTAGGTTTCGTTGTAGTATTGTTCACCAGTTATTGGTAATGTACTTTCAGGATAATCAATTCCATGAACTGTTCCTTTGTTGTATGCAGTTTCAATTCTTTCCTTCTCCATTTCTTTGGCTTGGTCAATTACTTCATCTGGAATTTGTGCAGTATCACCATATTTTCCGCATTCAATTAAGAACCACTCCACTGCCGTTTGTTGTTTATTGTTTGTCATTTCCGTTTAGAATTATCTCTTGAAGAACTTTTAACCAATAGTATTTGCTTACTTCTGTGCAATGATCAAGTATTTCATATACTGCAACTCTCGCACATTTGATTGCATCGTCTTCCGATAGTGAATGAATCATATCAAAATCTCCATCTACCAATTCAACCGTTTCCGCATTGATGGTGTAAAATTTGGCGATAAGCTCTTCGGCTTTTTCTTTGGGTGTTATATCTGTTTTCATTGTCTGTCTATAAATGCTGCGTAATCTCGTGCATCTTTTTCCGTTTCAAATGTGGCGAGTAATTCTCCAGCGAAGTACACACGCCATTTCTCAATTGAATTAATTGTTGCCTTTACTACCCTTGCTTTTAACATTTTTCAAATCTGTAAATTGGTTCTTGAAAGTTTGCAACTTGTCCTCCAACTCTGCGATTCGTTTCTCGCTGATCATCTTTGCTTGGTTCAAATCATCCTTTCCTTGCTGGATGGTTGACCTGATCGTCAAGATTTCTGTTTCCAAATCCCAAATGTTGCGATTCTTTTTGTTAATTGATTCTTGCAATTCCTCTGCGTTTCTCTCAACTTGCCACAACCGGTAAGCGAGAAGGACAGTTACACCGCCCAAGATTAAGTAAGTTATCATTTTGCTTTTCCTTTATAGAATTTGTGATTGAAGATTGTTTGACTGAATTGGTCAAACTCTGGCTTGTACTCATCCCTTTCAAACTCATACGGCTTGGCTTCGGGAAGTTCTTGGTTCATTGCCTTCTTAATGCAATGGATAGAGTAACCCACCGCAAAAACGATGGGTGTTAAAACGATTGGATAAATTATGTCAAGTGTCATAGTGATTCAAAACAACATACTTTCTTTCACTTATGCAAATTTATTTGCTGATTGGCTTTGTGAATGAACGATTTATTTTGTGATTGACAAAAACAACTCCCCAGCGTAGGTCAATTTCTCATCAATGATTTCTTGTATGTCCTCTTCCAAAGTGATGAGAGTGGTTGTGAGCTTCTTGCCGATGGGCATCCGTGGATCATAACTGACAAACAAACCTTCTTCCAATCCGGTTGCAATCATTCCCATTTGCATCTGCCAAAAATACTCCGTGCGTTTTGATTTCAACTGCTCGTTGTTTTGGATGAAGAAGTTTTGCAAGTGGTTGCCTGAATTAAAAGGGCATTTGATTTCTACCAATTGCCCACCGAGTGCATCCGGTGAATACCCACCCCATTCACCGTAAGTGATGAAGGTGTATGTCTCTGCACCGTAGTATGTGAAGAACTCATCGGTCTGTTGTGAGAAATAGTGGAAGGCTTCCTTCTCGTGTTCCTTCCCCCAATCCAAAGCACGACCATAGATCTCCGATTTCGCACCGGTTAAGTATTCCGCTGCCTTCTCAAAGACAAATGATTTTGCAGTTTCCGACAAGAACTCCGATTTGTTTTTCGGAGTTCCCATCAGTTTGTGAATTTCGGAAGCGGTGAAGCGTGAACTTCTCAACCTCTGCCAATCTTCTTCGTTCAAAGAAGTGTGAATAACTGGATGTGTGTTATTCATTTCTCACCAATTAAAAGTTTCATATTGACCGGAGATACCTCAAACTTGCTTGTGATGTCTGTCATCAATCCGCCCGTCTTCAAGTGTTCAACTGCTTTTGCCCACGATGGATGCTTTGGTGTGAGTTCATCTTTCTTTGGAATCTGTCTTCCCATTGCTTTCTCTCCGTCATCGTCATCGTCAATGTTCAAGTTTAGGATTGAACCGAGTGCATACCTCCGTGCGTAGGTCATTGCACTCCCCATTGCTTGTGGATCATTCTGCTTTGCAACAGGCATCACATAGGATGATTCCATCCATTCACCTGAATCAGCGTGAAGGATGATGGTTGTGAGTGCGTTCCCATCAGGGAATTGACTGACTGCCAAACCGCATTCGCTCAATGGCTTTTGGATGGTGTCCAGTATGTTTGCCAAACTTGCATACTTGGATTTGAAGAAAGGATTGTTGGCTTCCTTTGCTACCTTGCTCACCGATGCTTGGAATTTTACCAACGCACCAGCGATGTTCTTGATTGATTCTGACTTATTCATAGGAAATTTGTTTTGTGTCCGCACATAAAAATAATAGTAAACTTGTCGGGTTCAAGGAAAAAGAATCTCTCCGTCTCAATGCCGACCAAATTGGTCTCAACGCATCCACCGAAGTACACATCTCGCTTGATCATATACGGTTCAAGTTCATCAAAGTGATTGTTCAGTAAATAGTCATCAACTTGCTTGTCAATGTAAACATACCTATCCCCACCGATTGTGAGAATCCATCCGTTGATTGTTGCTTCAATCATTGTTCACCTCCCTCAATGCAATTTCAATGACGGCTTTGGCTTTGGGTGAAACGATGTTTCCCTCAACCAAATACTTTCTTACCGTTGGAAGTGATACCCCTGTTTTACGAGCGACTATTTGAAATAGCCCTTGTCTGCGTTTCAGTTTAATTGTTTCAATTGCTTTGTTGTAATCCATAACGAAAGCAAAAGTAAAATAAACTTATCAATAATGCAAATAAACTTTACTTTTAATTATATTTTTATGTCCTCGGAGAATATCAAATCCCCGAAACGAGCATTCAACTCATTCACCAATTCCATCTGTATTGATTCCGTGAACGCATCCTCAAGGAATGGCTTTGGCTTTGTACCTACTTTGTGAATCTTTTTTGCAATGGCTTTTGCATATGAATCATAGGTAAAATCTTCAGGTGGTTTGACGGCTTTGAATGCCATCCATTCTGCGATTGACTGCCACAAATATGGTGTGCCTTCAATGTGACCATTTCTTGTTGGCTTCCTTCCGTATTCCACGAATTCCCAGTAATCTTCAGCGAGAAGGATGGTGTTGATGGATGTGGGTGATTTGGTTATCTGTCCGGGAACAAAAGATTGGCGAAGAACTGAAGACGCATTGATGTTTTTGTTGTCAAGGTTTGCCCAAATCGGAGGAATCACCTTCTTGTTCCACCAATCAATAATGATTTGTTGAAGGAGTGAGCCTTCGGATGCATCCCCTAAATAAGTATCAAGGGCATCGGGTAATTTGTCAAGGTCTATCGTAGCCATCCCACAAGCGTTAAAATTCCTAAACCTATACTTATACCCTTAAACAACTTTAAAGTTGTAATAATGGCTTTATTTTGCCTCAAAAGTAACTTATTCTCCGCATTGAGATATGCAATGTTTACCTTTTGCTTGGTGATGACAGAATCTTGTTCCGAAATTATGATAGAATCCGAGTGAACAACCTTCAGTAATTGGCTAACTTTCTGCCGTGCGATTGCACCTTTGACAAGATAACTATTCGCAACCCGAAGTGTCGCAGAATCTATGGAGACGGATTGCCCCTTCAAACCCTGAAGATGTAGCATCAAAAGTATCAAGATAAATCGTATCATAGTGGTTCAGTTCTTGGATTAGTGTGATTCGTTTGATCTTCTCTTTTTCAATAATCCTTTCGTGCATCTCAACATTTAGTGGTTTAATATAGCGGACTGGTTCATCATAATTGAAGAAAGCCCACAACCAACTAAACAGGAACAACGCAAGTATTATGTAGATAAGGAGTGAGGACTTGGAAGTTGATTGCATAACCAGCGAGAATATCAGTTTTTGAATCGTAGAAAGGAGATGCGTTGCCGTTGATCACAATCTCAAAATCCTCATCGTTTTGGGTGTTGT